ATCGGCTTCCTAACCATTGGTTGTGGATTAATAGTATCGTTTGGTTTATCACGACCTTGAATAGCATCCAATGCATCTTTAAATATATTTTTCGGTAAGAAAGAATTGATTATCTTATCCCATTCTTTAAGATTGATTTGTATGCCAAGATCACTTTCGGCAGCAATCAAAATTTCATTTGCTTGAATACCATTTAAATCACGATTAGTAAGATTTAAATTAGTACGATTTGCAACGGACGGAACCTTCAAGTCAACATCTTTAAAATACATAAAAACTGACACATTCACTGTTGTTGAAGCTCCTGTGGCGGCTCTCATCTGGTTAAAAACTTGCATATAGAAATCCCAAGGCTCAATGGCAGCGGAAAAATCAGAATCGTCGGCAACTTGTTCAGATTTATAATGTGAAGTATGATAATAAAATGGCATTTCTAACTCCACAACAGAATTATCACAAGCATCAACAAAAACATGATTCAATGATGTCTGAGCAGATTTGTTCATATTTTGCCAACCAGCAGTTATTGTCTTATTTGTCATAGGTGTGTACCAAGCAATCAAGCGCCCAGAATTAAACTTAATTCCATTGACCTCGATTCTTATAACACACGTTGCACGAAAATAGACAAAACTACTAAGTATATTTGCATAAATTATGTTAGTAAATGCTTTATTCATAGGATAAAAATTTGCAAGATTAACACCAGACGCCTGTGCAGTAGTCCACGGAACAGTTCCAAGCTTCATGGGTCTACCAAGGATACGAGCAGCCGTCCAAGTTTCTTCCGCAGCCAATTGACCAATAGTTTTACCAGCAAAAGGCTTAGTACTAGAAACAAGAACACCACTTTGTTCAACAAAATTAATATTCTCTTGTCTTGCGGTAACTCCAACATCCGCGCCAAGTGCTTTAACATGTCCATCAGTTTTTTGTGTTTCATTCTCAACTCCTACATCTGCTTGCGCTACATTCATCTCGACTTCAAGTTCTTCAATCGATCTAAACGAGCCTTCTTCATTAAATACTCTATCTAAATAGTTGTAAGTATAAAGATTAAATTTACTCGGTGCTATCTCTATAAGTGCATCGTAGTATTTAACTCTTAATTCATTAAAATATTTCCTACCATGAAAGTAGGCAAATCGTAATGAAGTATTACAATTATCCAGAGTGGCAATAAACGGATCATTACTCTCTCGAATCCAGTTAGTCATTTCCTGTATGACTCCCTTTTCGAGACAAGCTTTCACCACTTTACCATCTCTACGAAAAGAGTTTTTAAGGAAGGTCAAATCAGTCACCGGTTTATATGGTCGCCAATTTTCGTCATTTGGTTTATATTCTACGCCTAACTCAGCGAGTGTTTCAGAAACAGTAATTAAATTAAAATATTTAATCACTGATCTATCCACACTCAGAGCATTGTCATCTCCGAATACAAACACCTTTATCAATTCATCAAAATGTTTCATTGATCTGTAAGGTGTTGGTACATTCTTCAGATAGCAATACGACATATAATAATAATTAACAATACAATTTAGCAAAGTTGTTGCAGGAAATCCAGAAGGATCTCCATTATGTTTCGCATACAGCACATTTCCAGCCAATTCAATGGTGTGGATCACTTCATTCATAAGCACGCTTCTTACGCGCATACGTTCAATATGATTCACCTCATCTCGATAGAAATGATCCATATGATCAATCATCTTTGCCATTATTTCAGCAGAAATCTTACCATCGAAAGTTCCAAAATCGCCGTCGAATCCTATATCAGAAACTTTTTCAAGTTCTTCCATAAAGATATTTGCATCCACAGAATATGGATCCATACCGACCGCAACAAAGCAACTCAAATGGTTTTGATAAAACGCTGCAATAAATTCTTGCATGTATCGTTTACATAAAATAACGAAATCCGTTGGAAATAATGAAAAATGTCTGGTTTTTCCTGTTTTAATCTTTTCGATGGGCCTACGCTCATCTTTAAGATTAGCAATCGACATGGAGTCATATCTAAGTCCTTGCTGTGCTAATTGAAGTCTCTCATCGAGACGTTTTCTTAGCAAAGCATGCTTAACATGATAGGCTCCATCATCCGTTTGCTCAAACAACCAGAATTTTCCACCTCGTGCCTTATCTCCTTTTTCAAGGTTATAAGGATATCCAGTAGCAGTGTGCATATTCAGCGGCTCCATAAACTTAACGCTTATATCACCATTTATAGCACTCTGCTCCCCGATATCACCGACACGATGTCCTTTAAAGCCATCAATAATTGTATTCAAATGTTCACCAATTTCATCCAAATATTGTGGCTCCATTGGTAGTGCAGATTGTGAGTATTTGTTCACCGCTTTTTCAAGCGGATCACAAGGCTCATCCATTCGAGAGTCATTGCGGCTCAAAACACTAGGTAAAGTTGTGTGTGTAAAACATTGCTCATAGATCAAAGATGGTTTGATATCTGATTTCCGGTGCTGGAAAGCGCATTTATTGCGAGGCAAATTTCCTAAAAAGGAAAGATTTCCTTGCAGTTCAATATCGCATTCCGCATCATCGTCATATTCATATTCCGTCATAAATGAAAGAACCTCATTATCAAACCAGCTTTTAACTTGATCCAAATGTTCCTGACACACAGTTTCACCATATGCTCGGTGGCTTTGACAGCGTGCTGATACATGTATTCCTAAAATCTTTCGTTGGATTTTAGGGTTAAACATTACCAGCGGGCTGCCACAATCGCCACCTTCCGTTGCAGCTTGGTAAATCCATCCACTGTTGAGAGTCAAAACTTCATCTTTCAATGAGTAATATTCTTTCTTCAGTAATGGATTCACATTGACCAATTGTCGTTCCGACACACCTTTATTATATTTCATAAGCATTGCTTCTACATTAACTATAGAAGACAAATCTTGTTCATTTATAAAGAGGTGGTCGATACGTTTAAATGGTCTAAGCGTGGGTCCAAAGCGATAGACGCAAACATCTTTCAATGTCCCGTCCTTATTCCTAAGTCGTTGCAAATGCTTTTTCAAAAAGTAAGTAATATAGGTAGTTCCATTATTGACAATTGTCAATTTGGAGTTTTCTGGTATCTCTTGTCCATCCTCATCCATAAATAGATGATAGGGCGAGAGTAACAAAGTTCCTCCAATTGGGAGTGCGCACATAGAGCGCTCAGTGTTTTCATTCCACCGAGCGGACATATAGCACATCCTAGAACCAACTACATCTTTTGCTATTTGAAAAGCATTATTGTCCGTTGTCGATTGGGCGTAAACCTTTGGTTTTCTGATCTTAGGGTCCTTTCTTGAGTATTTTCCTTCAGCTTCATTAGATGGAGCATCAGTAAATAAACTAGAAAGACCTTTATATATCATAAAAACATTGGCTAACGCCTTAAGTCCATCAAGAAGTAAAATAATTCGTTTATGCTTAATATCTGATCCAGCAAACGCTTGCTTAATATTTTGCACTTGGGAAATGAGACTAGCGGAGCTCAGGCCTATAACAGCCAAAGATCCAACAGTACTCATATATCCTTGTGCAATATTAGCATCCGTTGCCAAAATTTCAGACAAATAAGTAGAAATAAAGTTATCTTCTGTCCTAATCATTTGTTCTTGTTGTTCCATATGTTGATCATATCCAGATTTAACGAACTGAAAAAGTTGTTTAGGAGAATCAAAGTCGCGAATTTTAATCTGCGGCTCGGTTGAACTCATTAAAGTAAACTTTAAATGAGAATAATCGGGTTGATAATTAATAGTTCGCGAGATTGATATTTCCTTTTCATCTTCTTCAATTTCATCAAGTTGTTTTTGTGTACAGTCTCTATCACGTTGTCGTCCACCAAATTTCTTCCTAGGAACCTTTATCTTTAAAATCTGTTCTTTAACATATTCAGGTTTCACTTGTACATTAATCAATAGATGGCGACGCTTATGAAAAGCGTTTTCACACGTAACAACTTTACGAATATCGGGAAAAGGAGTATTAGTACAGAGAACAAAAAGTTTTGATCTCTGCATAGTACCCTTAATTCCGATAGTGGGGTCATTAAGTGAAGGCATATTAAGTGGGCAGGGGGCATTCGATATTTGATCAAAAAGTTCAACAGCATCTTCCATTTCAGCATTCTGAGAAAAATCATCGTAGCAAACTACAGGTTGTCCAACATAACCAGACCAGAAATCATCAGATATCTTACGAACATATCTGAGCTTTCCGACTGGCACTGTTGGAAACAAGTAGCGAGCTATAACGTTTCCTAAAGTAGATTTTCCGACTTGAGAGTCACCATATAAACAAATACAATAAGGCGTGGGCCTAATTGATTGATTTTTATTGTGAGACTCATATGCAAGAAATATAGCATCCAGTTTTTCAAGATTCTTACTAATAAGAATTTGAACACTAGATGGTACATCCTTACATAATGCAAATTGCTTCTGTATAAAATGTCCTTGTTCATGTAATTCATGCATGTAATGTATCTTAACATTATCATATTGAATCGACATGAGATTTTCACTTTCTACAAAAGCAGTTGCAGCAGTTATCCACTTCGACGCCGGAGCGTCTTCTTGTAAAGCATCTCGCCAAAATGTTTCAGGCATAAGATAATTAAACCAAGCCTGCGCACATTGAGGAAGATACTCAATCCATGTTCGCATAATAGAGATAAAATCGGTAATAGGATGCATTACTGCACCATAAAACCGAGCCAAGTCTGTTACTTTGCGAACTGAATCCTTAGATGGCATTGCAGAGGTAATAATAAGTCCAATCAAAGATATAACAACTTCATATGTAGGACGACCACTCTGAGCTTTATTAGAAATAAAGTCAAAGTAATCCTTCATACTAAATATAAAATTATATGCCAACTCCAAAGAATTAATTCCAAACAACCTCAAAATTCGAGATATATAAGAAATCCATCTTGGAATAGGCACATGCAATTTATATTTATAATCAGCTGTCATATCCATTACAAGTTCAAAAATAATAGCGCTAGCATCCGAGCATAATACATCCTTACTAAAAGCTTTGCTAATTCCTCCTGAAAGAGAATCAGCAAAATTCTTAACCGTATTATACTGAGAAGTTACAACGCTATCCATTTTACTTGAAACTGAATAAGCATGGTTAATAGTCCGTTTGACTTTTTCAACGTAACCAACGTTGAAATCTGTCACATCATCATCCGATTGGGCAAGATTTTCATCACAATGTATTTTATGTAAAACATTATAAATGCCAACTTCTTTGTTAACTAGTTCATTAATTAAACTAGTATACATCAAAGTTTCACATTCATAATAATCACACAATACACGTAAAATGTAATCAAACTTAAAACGAAGATTCGTTTTTCCAATAATCCCATGCGGGAATCGACTCACCATATCATAAAGAATAATCTCTATTCCTAGAGGTTCCTTCTTTATTGGGGCAAGTCCAATTCTCGATTTCGATCGAATCGAATCGATGGGTAATGGCATAAATTTAAATGAATCATATAATAATTGTACAAAATTTGGTTCATTTACAATATCGCCAATAAAATCCTGTGTTTGTTCCGAAAATAAGTAATGTTCAAGATTATCAAGAGTAAGAAAAATGTCATCATACATAGAATAAAACATTCTGTGTATGGTGGCAAAATCATCCTCAAAAATAGTCCTATACAAATCCTTAGCCTTAAGCATAATATCAAAATTTTTAAGCTTATTTTTCTTGTCATGTGTCAATGGGTTAAAATTATCTTTAATTTGTTGTATTGCAAAAGTAGAAGAGAGTTTCATGGCGGTAAAACAAGTGTTAATGTACACTTGTGAAAACAATTGGAAAGGCGCTAGCCCAAATAGATAAATATCTATAGGCCCTTACACGGGCATATGTCCAATACATAAGTAAAACAGCTCTTACTGACTAAATTATAATAACATGTAGTATCATTTTCAATTTCAAATTATTTTTAAACATTTTCGGGTGCAATCCCGATGAAAATACTTTAAAATAAAATTGTTGGTCTATGATATTATTAAGACATTAGCTTCATTACTGAGTCCGAGTTTCGTTCTCGATTACGTGGGTAGTGGTCCAAAAAGTCAAATCAAAATCCGATAGCGATAAATATAATATAAATCCTAGTCCCTTTGTTGCGGTTAAATAAAATAAATAAAGTGTGTCGTAAAAGACGAATAAAAGAATCAGCGAAAAGATATAGCTCAAATCGCCGTACATAATAAACAACTCATGTAAATTGACTCGCTTTAAGTTAGCATCTACTAAGGCTCCTCCAGGGTAATAACCCTGGA